TCATGTAAAACAGCTTCATTAATAACATCCGTAAGAGAGAGATCGACTTCTTGATTCATAGACATTTCTCTATACTTTTTGATTAAAAGATTTTCATCCTTTGCATCAATATCTGTACTAAGATATGTTCCTACAAACCCACCGCCCTCAACATAAGTAAGAGCACCATCATCATTATCGGGCGTTATAAATGTTTTCTCTGTTTTCTTTTTTGATACTGAAAATCCAAATAAGTCAAAAGCCATATTACTATCCTTTATTATTATAAAATGAAGGGGGAGAAATTCTCCCCCTTATCAAAATTAAATACTTCCACTAATATTAATACCACCTAGATTAATTCTTCCAGATAGACTAATATCTATACCAGAACCAGAAGCACCACCGTCTACACCATTACCATCAATCGTGTAATTGTTAACGGCGAATGTTACTTGAAATTCTTCTACTGTATCATTATTACCCATACCCAATTCGATAGCAGAACACTCAGTAGGGAATATATCACTAATACGATATGTTCTTAATACTTTTCCTTCTCGACTAAGTTGAGAAACAGCTGCATTACCATATATATCAGAATTAGGAATTGAACTAATGTTTTGTGAATGTTCAGTTATAGCATTCATCCATTGTTCTATTCGTGTTCGATTAAGCCAATCAGGATCATTCAAAATTGTTACCGTCCAATCAGCAAATATCCTGTCACCAGGCACTGCTAATTTTCGACCACGATAATCAACTTCAAACTTATTGACTGTAGACGAAGGAATTGATGTAGCTTTTCCTAAGAACTCCAAATTCATTGAGCCAATAACTGGAGCATTAATCAGAATTTGAAACAGGTTGGGTCTTACCCCACCTCTAAAATTATTTTTGAAATCCGAAATTGTTGCCATTGTTTATTACTCCTTTAGGTTTGTATATATTTATAAGACTTAACCACCAATTTCTGAGAAAGCTACATCAGAACGAGCGGCAATAAAGTTCAACTGGATATAATTGATTGATCTTGTCGGTTTAATGAAGATATCTCCAACAAACTGATTAGCATCAATTACTTGTCCAGAATTATTTGAACTATCACAAACTACCTTAAAGTCCGTAACACCACGGCGTCCTTGTACTTCTCTCAAGAAAGGAGCAATAAGATTAACAAATTGAGAACGTGTAAACTCATCATTGAATTCAAACAACATCGATTTAGCAACAACTGATATTGCTTTCTCAAGAATAATAAACAACCTTCGTACATTGATTCTATCAAATGCACTTGGAACTGCTTGCATTGTTTTGTCACCCCAAAGAACTACACCACTACCCCTCTGTGTAACAATTGGATTAATTGACACTTGATACATTTCATCTCGGTGTGCCTTTGTTGGCTCCCAAGAAAGTTTAACAATATTCTTAATCGTACCTCTAGTCAAACCAGCAGGACTCCACCATGTATCATGGGTATAATCTGTTCTTGCACATAGACCAGCAATATCACCGTTCATAGCAATATAACGGAAAACATCATTGTACTGATCGTACTGATATTTATATGCACTATCCATGATAGCATAACTTGAAGAACCTAATGCAGTATTGTCTGTTTTTAGATTAGCAAGTTGAGCAGTACCAGCATTAACAACAGATGACATATTTGGAGAAACACAAGCAACACAATCTTTTCTGGTGTCAGCGATATTATCAACAATATGTCTACCAACTTGTGTATTACCTTCACCACCCATTATAATGTTAAAATCTACAACAGCGGGTTCACGGTAAAGATCATATCCTGTTTCTAATTCACTAGCAGTCAATACGTCTGTAAGAGAACCAGCAGTACCACCAGTTAATGAACCGCCTGGAGTTGTTTCTATTAAAACTGCACTATCAAATGATTGAAATGTGTTTCCTGCTTTTGTTCGTCCAGCAGGAACACCAGAAACGTCAACTGCGTTTGCTGTCAGTTCTTCAACATCACCTAACCAACAATATGTTGATTGAGTTGATAAAACATTTTTAACATAGTTTGAAGAACCATCAATCCTTTTAGCATCGGACGCTTTACTTACGAAACCATGTCTTTCAAGAATATCGCCTGGATTTCCTGTCCACATACCATCTTCATCAACAACAAGAACGTGCATTTCGTCATTAGAACCACCAGAATTACCAACGTCTGTAGATGTGCCTGGAGCTCGATCAAAGTTTTTAATAAACCACGCTTCTTCGGTTGTTCTTACATTAGATGCTTTTGCTGCAGCTATATCCCATCCATGTTTATCTATTGCAAGAATTTTTAAACTATTACCTAATGCGCCTGGATATTTTGCAACAAATAATTGGTCAGTCATGTTTGCGTATTCAACATCATAACTGTTAGTACTTCCTTCTCCGTTATCTACTCTTATCGGTGTACCAGCAGAAGAATCACCAACTACGGCATTTCGTGCTGTATCCAAAACATTTCTAACAACAATTAAATTATTAGAGTATGATAGATAATTACTAGCAACAAACCAAGTTCGTGCTGTATCATCATTTGGTTTACCAAAAACTGCAACTAATTCTGATTCTCTAGTAATTATTGTTCTTTCCATTACTGGGCCCCATTGAAAGGAACCAGCTATTGCACCAATACTGGTAGCAACATTAGGGACAACGGTAGTTAAATCCGTTTCCGTAATATTAACACCTGGCGATACTTGAAATGGCATTTGTTTTCTCCTATATGCAAATAGTTAAATTTTATAAATTAATATATTGTCAACAAAAATAAATAATATATTTTTTTCCTAAGAAACTGTTTCCCATACTGTCCCATCAGAATCCACTTCAAATTTATCTTGGTTTAAGCCATTATTAATAATACCAAAGGGTGTTGTAAAATCATCAATGTTTTGTAATTGGTTTTTATATAAATTATCTCTTATATTTTGATTACTTAAATCTTTAAAATATTGTTGATCTACTAACCAAGCAAACAATACTAATGTAATAGCTAAGTCATCATGTGTTCCATCCTCACCCGAATAGGACTCACCAGAAGAAATAAATGTTGTTAGTTCTGATATAATATCGTAGTCGTTAAACAAAAGTTTATTTTCTTCTATTAGTGATTTTAAATTTGAACAACCTATTTTTTTCATAGATTTAGTTGTTCTAACACCAAAGTAAGAATCTTTCTTTGCACCACCCGATATTTGTTGGCCATGCCTTCCATACCACGAACATGAATATAATTGTTCATACTCTAAATCATGGTGAAGCACATCAGCAACCTGTGAACCAATGTCATTTATCTCTACTAAAATATATGCATAATTATATCTCTTTCCAATAGTATTTATAATATTGGGGAAGTGTAGGGGTGCTATAGTGTTGCTACGATACTTCGCCACTATTTTATACGGAATTTCAGTAATATCAAAGACACAAAAGGCAGAATAGTCATTTCCTTGACCTCTAGCTACATCAACGGTTATATTATATGTGTGACCTTCTGTGGGTTCTTCAAAAATATCCAATCCATCTCTAGAAAAAATTGGATCATTATATGACATTTCCTGTAATCTTTCAGTAGAGATCAAGGTGTTTGAAGAACCTAAAAATTCTGCTTCGTACTCTTGACGAAATGCTTCGTCACCAATTGTCGATACAGTTCTTTTATACCATTCGTCATCTCGGCCAGGAACATTTGACCAATGAACCTTGAATGGAAAAAATGTATTATTTCCAGATTCAGCATCATTCCAGAATTTATAAAATAGATTAAATCCATTAGGAGTTGATACTATAATAACTTTCGTTTCTTTACCAGATGAAATTGTAGGATAAACAGAACGAATAAATTCAGATGCAATATGTCTTTGAACGTGAGCAAACTCATCAAGTAAAATACAGGAAAATGAAAACCCACGAATTGCACTTGAGGATGTAGAAGAAGCAATAACCTTACTTCCGTTCTCAAGTTCTAGTGAACCTTTATTCCATTCTCTTAGACCTTGCTGAAGAAACTTGGGGAGATGTTGATAGGAGGTTTGAATTCTGCCGAGGATTTCACGAGCGGTAATTGCTTTGTTAGCTAGAACACCAACTGTTTTTTCTGTATTAAAGAGGATGTAATGTAACAACCAACCAATAGTAGTTGTTGTTTTACCAACCTGTCTACCAGATTTTACAATAACATTTCTATTTTCTGTTATTGCGTTTACTAACTCTCTTTGATAATCATACATCTTAAAAGGAATAAGTCCTTCATCAACGTGTACGACCCTAACATACTTTTCCAAAAAATAGATTACATCATTTTTACATTTGATATATTCCTCTATTTCTTTTTTACTAAACTTATGCGGTACACCCAAACCTTTTAAAAGGTTATTACCTAAATAAGAATTGTTATCTGGCATATTATTTTTTCTTCTTTTGGTCTAGTAACTCTTGCAGTTCTTTAGTGCTTCCAATAAAAAGATTATTTTCTGTCTTTG